CTTCTGTACCAGCAGGTATGACTTCTTTTGCGGTACACTTATACCCTACAGCACCTACAAATATTGCAGATAATAGTATCTGGACAATTGGTTCTGACCCTGTTCTAGACCCTGTAGGTTTCAATGTACCTATGAGTTTAGCTAAAGGAGGGGGTAAGGTTGTTGGCGTTATTAGAGACTTAAATCAATTGTTTATTTTAACCAGTTCAAGTTTGTGGGGATATCTGGTTACTAACGGTGCAATTGCCCCGGCTGCTAACTCAGAAACAGGGACTATACGCGCTAGGAGTTTTGTACCATGAGAACTTCTACTAGAATGGTGGTGTTGGGTGGTTTTAAAGGTGTTCTTGATTTAATTTTTGCTATAGCCTCTGTCGCTTATGGATTAAGACGGCTTTCCAGGTTTTGGACTGGCGCAGCTATAAGAGTAATGAGAACTAGTGATAACTCAGAATTAGATATAGGTTTTATTGGAGAGGATTTAGATGTAGTTACATTATTAGCATTTGTCGGTTTGGCCAACGGTGAGGTTGTTATCTGGTATGACCAATCTGGCAATGGTCGTCATGCAGTTTCAACTACGGCGGGATTGCGGCCGCGCATTGTCGTTAATGGCGTTTTACAAACGCAAAACGGAAAGCCGGAAATCAGGTTTGATGGCGTGGATGATTATTTAGCTGCCGCTTCTCCGCTTATTGACACAACGCACAGTTTGTTTATTCTGTTCACACCGACGATTGAAAATGAATTTGGGACTGTTTTTGGGCAGTGGAAATCGGGGGAAAATGGCCGTTTTTACGTTATTGCAAACCAAGTATCGGTTGGGCCTATTTCGGCTGGGCGCTTAAACGTAGCCAACACTTCATCGACGGGAGGCGGAGGCAGCGGAGGTTCAGCCATAGATGTTGCTATTTCAAATACACCCACTTTAATCACATCTATATCAACCACCGGAAGCGAGCAGTGGAAACTGTTTAAGAACGGCGCGGAATGGGATAGCGCAACAATTTCGCGCGTCTATACGGGGGTCAATAGCGCGATAGGTTCGTTGAATGGAACTGGATCATTGTTCCCATTTGACGGCACTGTATCAGAATTGATTTCGTTCCCCTCCGTCCTCTCCACCACCAACCGACAAACGCTTGAGCGTAATCAGGGTAAGTACTACAGCATCACAGTAGCTTGAGGAAAATCATGAAAATTTTGCAACTATTATTTACGATGCTGTCAATAGAATAACTATTAGTGGATAATTAAAAACCATGACAAAACAAGAATGGCTGCTTTCTCAAATTGCACAATTCCCTCAACTATCTGCTAGGGAATTAACTTCATACCTCAATGACAAAGTATTAGTAGATAATCCAGTGCCAATAGGTCAAGTATCTGTAGAGACAACTTTAGAAGAAGTTTCAGCAGTAGTCACAGATGCGGAAGTTTTGGCACTAGCTGAAAGTCCAGTCTATTTAAGGATATTAGATGCTATTGCCCAAAATCGACCTGATTGGATTGTTGGCAACTTAACAACATTAAAACGTGGTGGCAAACTAACCCAAGCAAGTTTTGATGCAATTTTAGTATTACTTCAAAGGACTCAAATAGACCCTAGCTATCAAGAGCAAATATTGATAAGCCCCGCTGAGTTAGCGGGGTATGGGGCTATTTTAGTTAGTGATGTTGAGGAATTATTAACTCCCTAAACTTCCCCCAAATACTAAATTCTGGGATAAACAAGAATGTGCGCCACTTCCCCCGTCTACAACATCATTTGTGGGCGGGGTTTTTCTACTGCCGTCAAAAGCATCCACATAAGATAAAAAGTCATCATTCCACCAAGCTCTTAGTATTTTTATCTTCCCGCTCCTAGCATCCATAGCCCAGGGTTTAGCCCGGGTTAATTTATCGCCAAGAGGTTGGACTCCCTTACAATTACACTCAGGCAAAGCTTTTTTGATTGTCCTAATTAAGCTTTGTTCATGTCTCCTTGACGCTGAACCGCCCTCTAACTCCCACCGTTGCTTAACTTTTTTACCATCCGCCACGGCCATCGTTACGATTTGGTTATCGCCCTCTTCTGCTCCTAACTGTTCCCAGTAAACATCTAAGATGTAATATTCATACTCTCCCGTAAATTTATTTTTAACTTTCATCCATTTCTGGGATGCACTAAAGCATGAGGATGAAGAGGCAACTTCTTTAGCTGTACTGGCCAAATCCCAAAACCTTAAAAATTGGGCAGAAGTTAAATCCATGCTGCTTAACTGTTCTTGATCTATTATCTCAAACCACGAACGGTTAAAGACTAATCCTGCCGACCATTTAATCTTCCAATTACCTTTAAGCAATCGCTCCATGTCAACATTAAGTAATGAAAGTAAATTAGCTTTGTAATCAGGGTTTTGGCTTAAGAGAATCTTATTGTCGTCTAAGGTTGCACTAATAAAAGTTAAGGATTTTGGCGGCGCAATTTTAGCTAAGTCCGGGAATTTAAGCATTAATTCTTCTGCGGAATCTCCCCAGTGAATAACGTTATTTAAGCGGTAAAAGTATCTTAAAACGCCTGACCTTTCTTCGATAGGGTATCCCGTCGTAGGGTTAATATACCAATCAATTAATTTAGCTACCCACGAATCTGCGTCAGGGTTACAGGTTGCATCAATCCTTGGCTTAACTCCGCACGTACTTCTATTTCTTGAAAATAAGAACCAAAATTGTTTTTCGGTAAATTTATTTAACTCATCAAAGCCAATATAGGCTATTTGCGCTCCAGGGAATTTATTCTCTACGTCTTTTTCATGTTGAGCGTGACCAAAGCTAATAGCTGCGCCGCTGGGAAATTTCCAATCTAATTTACCCTCTCTTGGAATTGCACCAGGGACTAAGCCAAATAATTTCTTAGACTCATCCCATAAACCACCCTCTGTTGTTATTTCAGGCGAAGTCCGGCGGAAGATTACCGCACCATAATTAGGGTTATCAATATTAATTAAAGACTTCCTTAACAATGCCCACGACTTCCCGCCTCCGCCGGCTCCTCCATATATGCACACATCAGCGCGCGTATTTACAAAGCTTGTTTGCTTTCCAGGCTGTGGATCTGGAAGGGTAAAAGTTACCGCATTATTCTTAGCTTTTTCGTTAACCTTGGACTTTAATAAAGTTGTTGGTGCGCCACTTAAAAAATCTTTTCTTTTGCTTCCCATTTCCTTTAAGACTGTGCTATAATTTATATATAAGTTAAATTATAGATTTAAAAATTGCATAGGCGACACAAAGTATTATCCCAGATGAAGAATAGTCTGGGATATTTTTTTTGGATTTTTTTCGTAGATGAAGTGTGTCTAGAGTACCCGCCCACTCTCGCCTTACCCCCGCCTTAATCTCGACCCCCCCTTAAATAAATTAATTAAAGTCCCGGCACTAAATTTAAAATATTTAAGGATTAAATTAGCGATCGCTAAGGAAATATTTAAGAGTTAAATTACTTAGTCCTAGCTTATACATAAAATTAATTTTAAAATACTGTAGCGTTATTTTTAAGAGTGCGCTATTATAAAGAGAGTTAAGGAAGTTAGAAAAGAGGTAAGGAAAATGAAAAATAAAATAGCAGAAATTAAAGAACTAGTTAAAGAAGTATTCCCTGATTTTAATCAGGAAAACGACAAAGATATAACCCCGACGGCGGTTAGGCAATATATTAAAAACAAGTTACCAGAAGATGTTTTATTTCAAACGGCAGTTTTAGTTCCATCCCGGATCAATTGCTGGGTAAGAATTGAGAGACTGTGCAACTACTTAAAAACAGTCAAATACTGGGCTAGTTTATAACTTTAAATAAGTTATTGCGGTCGAGTGAGTTATGACTCCCGACTTAGGTTTAATGCCTAAGCGATCGCATTCTTAATCCTAAGAAGTAGTTAAGCTTAGGATTAAGAGTTAACAAAAAGTAAAAAAGTAAAGGAAGAGGTAAGGGAAAATGGCTAATACATTCGTAACCGGCAACTACTACAAAAATAGCTCTAGAGAGATCATTATTCTCGTTACGTCCAGAACAAAATGCTTTATAAACTACAAAGCATTTTGGATTAGTGACTTAAACAACTGCTATCAAGACGGTAAGGTTAAGGTAAGAGTTAATGAAAATAACGACGAGTTTGTTTTACTCGATGGATTTAGCAAATACTCGTCAATAGACGAGTATGTAAAGTATGTTAAGGAGGATAATATAAAGGAGGAGGTTAATGTTAAGGAGGAGGTTAATGTAAAGGAGGAGGTTTATAGCGCAGTACACAGAAACTTCCTTAAAGTTGGGAAGAGGTTTAAATATGTAGATTTAAAAAATGATATAATACAAGATGTCATTTTTGAAGACACTAACGGTAATGGTACGATTTTAAACTTTAGAGCCATAAATAATGGCAATCCAATTTACTGTCACGGCAGTTTGTTTGTGGTTACTGAACATAACCGCGATTGTTTAAAACCTTTTAATTATTTAACTGTTGAGGATAGCAACCTACCCTTACCTACTAATGCAACAGTTAATAATGTAAAGGAAGAGGAAATTAAGGAAACTCTTGAGGATAGTGTGTTACCTTTACCTACTAATGCAACAGTTAATAATGTAAAGGAAGAGGAAATTAAGGAAACTCTTGAGGATAGTGATTTACCTTTAACTACTAATGCAACAGTTAATAATGTAAAGGAAGAGGAAATTAAGGAAACTCTTGAGGATAGCAACCTACCCTTACCTACAACATTACTATCATTAGTTATTCAGGAACAGGTACAGTTAAAGGAGACAAAAACAATGTTTAAAATTAATGTTACCGAGCTACACTCCGAAATTCAAAAAAAATTAGCAGTTAAATTAAATGGGGTGCTGAACACCTCTGGATTAATAGACATTATTCAAGTAGACACCAATCCAAATCTTCTGGATTGGTATGAACTAGAAATTGCCATTTATGGCGATATTGACACTGACTCTGATAGATTGCACCAATGTGTCTCCTGGGATGAAGTCCAGGAAACGCAGAAAATCATTGATCCTCTATTGCAAGAAATTTGGTCAGCATTGACTTGTTTAGACGACTGGCATAAATACCAGCATAGCGCCGCACCATGCGCTATGTTTAACCAAAAGTCACTTGAAGCGGCAGTAAGCATCTACTGCCATGACCTCCCCAGAAAATACTGGGGGGAAACTTTTCTTCCCACGGGAAAAGAAAAAACTAAAAAGACTTATGATCAGGCTTTAAGCTTTTCAGGAGACAGTTACGCAGAAACTAATTACTATACCGTGTGGGAGTATGCTCACTCGGATGGTGCTACTGTCTGGTGCAGCGAAAAGCTTAATCTTCTTCAAATTAGCACTGAAAAACAAACCCTTGCATCAATGCAAAGGTTTGTGTACGAATATTGCAAACGTGAAAAGGTTACATTTGCAGACTTAGTGTCACAAATAGACTCTATCCGCGCTCGTTGGGAGCGGGATAGACTAGCAAAAATAGCGGACGAAGAAGCCGCTAAACTGGCTATACCAAAACCCAAATGGGTTGAAAAGGAAATTACCAGTAACGGAAACGTTAATCGTTTTTGGGTTGGAGACGATATGGTTGTCTCATTCAACTGGAACGATGAAGACGGCACAGTATGGGAGCATTGCGATGACCGGACACGCGGGTTATCCAATAGAGTCAGGACTTCAGTGTCCATCGGTTCTGATAGAGATGCTGTCATGGCACGGATAAGCTTCTTGCAAGCAGAAGCGAGTAAAAAATTCGCTGAAAAGAGAGCGAGAAAAGAAGCCTATGAAGCTTATAAAAAGGCTCAAGAAGCTGGCAGCAGACCTATTAAGTCTTTTGACAAGTGGCTACAAACAACGCAAATCTCAAGTTCGCGGTAAACTCAACCCAGAATGCAACAGTTAATAATGTAAAGGAAGAGGAAATTAAGGAAACTCTTGAGGATAGTGTGTTACCTTTACCTACTAATGCGATCGCATTAGTAGGTAAGGTTACAAAGGTTAAAATATTAACCAAAATGGTAGCGGTTAACCCCGCTGTACACCACGAGGTTAAACTAATCCATGATCCTATCTTTGGATGGCAGCTAATGGGCGCGGACTCGCAATTATTAAGAGAACCTCTTAATGTTGAGGATAAAACACAACCTACCCTTAAGTTTAAAACCCGAGAGGGTGCAACAACTTTTGCCATAAAGCTTATGGCAAAAGTTAAGGACTTAGTTGAGAAAAAAGAATTGACCTTCAAGGAGGTACAGAAATATGCAGAAAATGCGGGTTATGAACTGACAGAACTCACCAATGAGTATTGTAATTTTAGCGTAAGTTCCCTTTCCGACAGAAGAGGGAAGTTTACCAAATTGATAGATGTCGTTGAGGTAATTAAGGAGGGTAGGCTGCTAAATGGTGAGTTTAGCAACCTAACCTTACCTACTGATAATAACGCGATCGCAACAGAAGAGGAAAAGGAGGAAAATAAAAATATGCTGACTAAAGAAAGCCAAGCGGCTATAAAACTTTTAGTTAAGATGGATTTTACTGCGCGGGGTTTAACCCAATTTGAGGTTATGGCTCTGACTTCACTTAAAAAATATGTGGAAAATGGAATAGAACCAAAACTAATCAAGACTTTTGCGGAAGTCCTTATTAAAAAACTCACGCCGGAGGAGAGGGTTCAATTAAGAGACTTATCTCTTAAAAAAGTTTTTAAGGGGAGCAGGTTAGACGACGTTAGGGGATACTTTAGAACTGGTGACAATAAAGCTAAAGAAAATCTTAAAAGTTATATAAGGGGAGTAATGAGTGAAGAGACCTTCCTAAGCCTATGCGAAAGTGAAGGGATAAAAAAAGATAACGCCCATGAAGCGAGTTTAAAATGGCTAGAATTTATTGATTCTGCCGTAGGTTGTGAATCATGGGAAGAATCATGGGAAGAGTTTAAAAAAAATGTGGGATTTAAGGAATTAAAAGCCACGTCCTAAAACCATTAAAAATCATGTCCTAAGCTATGACATTAAACTAGCTTAGTTAAAAAATAAAAAACACCCATGAATAATCTTTGTATTGTATGCAGTAAAAAACTAAGGAAAGACTCTTCACGCGCCCCACATTGTTCAAGATGTTGGCTGAAGACAACAGAAGAGGGACGGGCTTTTAACGCCGCCAAGACTAAAAAGTTTTATATTCCCAGGACTAATTTAAAACCCCGGTGTTTAGCTTGCCCAAAGTTAATTAATACCCCTAAAAACCAGGGCTATTGCCGGGTTTGCTGGGAACAATGGACAGAAGAGGGTAGGGAATATAGATGCGAAAAAGTTAAGCGATCGCAATCGGCAAAACCTTAGCCCAAAGTTAATTAAAACCCTAGTCCTAAGCATGACTTTAAACTGGCTTAGAAAAAAGTTAAAAAAGGACTCAAGGAAGATGACAGACTTAAATTTAAATAACGTTTTGGTTTTAGCATTAGCTTTGGAAATTATCGAGACAGATATTCTGCAAACACCAAGAGTTTTAGAAGGTCGTAGGTTCATAGAAACTAAAGCTTTTAATGCTTACGATCTCCACGTCGTAAAACGTAAACATCTAGATTTAGCCGCAGGGTTATTTGACGAGAGACAATTAAGAGCAATCCAAATTAAAAATGTCCTGAGTTATTTAGAAAATAGCGTTGTATATGTCCCTGAAGAGTGGGGGAAACCAAAGGAAAGAGAAATAAGTTATGAAGAGGCAAAATAGGTTTGCGAAAAATACCAAGCAGAGCAACAAAACGATCCACTA